ATCAAAAAGGCACTTTGGATTCCTGAAGAGCTACATAAAGATATAAAAATCTTTGCAATACAAAACAGCCTAACAATAGAACAGGCAAGTCAGATGCTAATTAAACTTGGCATAGTGTCTTATGAAGAGGATAGGAACAATGACTGAGTTTAGCGACATAGTAGAACTACATAGGCTAAAGCTTAATCAAGAGAGAGATGAATGGTATATCCATGTAAATAATGGAGCAGGGTATACGGAGGTTAAGCAAGGCAATATCTTGACCATCACACATCATGCAACTGGTAAAAAAGAGGTTATAACTGATGCCAATTAACAGTAGAACTAAAGGTGCAGCATTTGAAAGGGTGATATGCAATAAGATAAACACTTATCTTGCATCTAAGGGTAGTAGTGAAACTGTTAAAAGAAACTTAGACCAGTATCAAACAAAAGGCATGGCTGATATCTACTGGGGAAACCTAGCAATAGAATGTAAAAGATATAAAGGTAATGGCAAAAGTGACATATTTAAAAACGACTGGTGGAATCAAGCAGTCGATAGTGCTAACGATAACCTGATACCAGTGTTAATTTATAAGTATGACAGAAGAAAGATTATGTGTGTCATACCCTTATGCCTTATGGAAAGTGGTTACAAGAAGAATTGGGGGCAATACTACATGTGTCCACTAGCAGAAGTTTGTGAGAGGTTAGATGAGGTCATACAAAAGGCAAATGGACTTATATAGTTATTTGCTTGAAGAAGATTTTGAACAATATTGCAGATTGGCATTTGAGAGGATACAAACTGCATGTGATTTCCTTGGCATTATAAATGACGAGGATTATGAGGGTTTTAAGGAAAGGTGTTACACCCAACTTGAAACTGATTATATAAATAGTATTGATATAACAATACATTAACCATATAGGAGTATTTATGGATATATTAGGTGGAATGCAAAATTCCGAAGAAAAACCGCAAATTTATTTTGGCTTTAAAACATTAGGTCAACAATTCTTTGCAAATGGAGACACACCAGTTGAGTTTAAATACTTACAACTTGATATTGATACGTTCAAATCAGGTTGGGGTAGATATACGAAGGCTGATGGCTTTGAATATAAATGGGATGCAAAGTTTGGTGTTGTTGATGCTAAACCTGCTGATGATTGGAAAAGAGCTTTTTCTTGTTGGGTAATGCCAAATGGTGGCCACGCTATGTTATGGCAAAGGTTTACTTTTGCTGAATCTAGTGCTTTTAACAAGATACTAGGCACTTTTTGGCATGAAAAGGATGCCAACGTAGGTAAGTTACCAGTAGTTGAATACAAAGGTAGTAAGCCAATACAAGTAGGCATGGGAACTTCATCAGAGTTATCTTTTGAATTTTCTAAGTGGGGTGATAGAGGTTTTAATGTACCTGAGTGGTATGTAGACCCTGATGCACCAGTTAGTGATGATGATGGTTTTGTTTCTCCAAACGAGGGACTAGCTGACTTAGTTAATAAAGCTGAGGAAGATAACAGTGATGTGCCATTCTGATGCAGTCAATTGATTGGCAGAAAATAGCACCTGAAGTTGCAAAGCAATTGCTTGGTGAACCTAGTAGTAGCTCTTCTAAAGAGCTACGCTGGGGTAATAAGCAAAGCAAAGTCCTTACATTAGAATCAGGGACTTGGTACGACTTTGAAGAAGATGTAGGTGGTGGCATCATCGATTTAATTAAACATTTGAATCAAGATATTAATACAGTTTTAAAACAATTTGGTTACGACCAAGCATTGCCCTCTGACTCCTTACTCAGCGTTAGTGGACTCCCCCAAAATAACACTAACAAGGGCAATGCAAGGTCTTTTACAAAAGTCCAAATGAGGGAACTTCATTCCCAAGCAATAGTTAAGGTGCAATATGCTACTAACTTTTGGGTTATGAGGTTTCCTGATGGTCATCCTATCAAACAAAAGTATGCACCCTTCAGCATGAATCCTGATGGCTCTTGGTCTATGCGAAGACCTGATGGGTTGTTACCTATTTATTCTACTAATAAATTTCCTGATAAACCTATCATTGTTAATGAGGGTGAGAAAGCATTGCGTGGATGTGAAGCTATAAGAAAGGATGGAGATGCTTGTACATGGCATGGTGGTGTTAATAGTTGGCAAAAAGCTGACTGGTCACCTATCTATGGAAGGGATGTTTGGATATTCCCTGATAATGACGAAGCTGGCAAGAAGGTTGCTAATGAGATTTCTAGCCACCTAAAACAAAATGGTTGTAGTGTTTTAATCGCTGAACCACCTAAAGAATTTAAAGAAAAAGATGATTTATGGGATGCATACGAATCAGGTTATTTTGCAGACTCTAAATCATTGGAAGATTACATAACAAGCAATACAGCTAAGAGACCAAAAGGAAGTTTATATTTCCAAACAGTAAATGAGATCATGGCCAATATTACTGAGCCTGATTGGTTGGTAGATAGGTGTATAGAACGTGGAACAGTTACTTCTATATTTGGAGCACCCAAGACAGGTAAATCATTTGTGGCTATTGCTATGGGTTGTGCGGTTGCCACAGGCAAAGATTTTTATGGATATGATACTAAACCATCAACTGTACTTTATCTTGCAGGTGAGGGTACTAATGCAGTTGGTAGACGTATAAAAGCATATGAACAGTTCTATGGCATGAACTTAGATAAGAAACCTTTACTTGTATCAAATAGGGGTTCAAGAATAGGTGATGATGAAGAGTTTGCTATCTTGCAACAGGTTTGTAGAGATATAGAAGCTGAGAACAATGGTATAGGTATGATTATCATCGACACCTTGGCTAGAAACTATGGTTTAGATGAGAACAGCACCAAAGATATGAATACGTTTATACAGCGTGTGGATATGCTTAAAGAAGAGTTTAATGCTTCCATAGTGATAGTACATCACACTGGTCATGGCTCTTCAGCAAGGGCAAGAGGAAGCTCTGTATTACCAGCAGCACTTGACTATGAATTTAGGGTTAAAAGAAGTGGTGATGATGAAGCTATGCTTGTATCTGTAGATCAGACACTTGTTAAAGATGGTAGACCAATACAACCTATGAACTTTAAGTTCCATGAAGTAGAAGTCTTTGGATTTAGTAATGTTACTTCAGGTGTATTGAAACTTACACTTGAGTCGCCTAGGGAAACCATTATTAAAGGTGCAAGAAAAGAAACGATAGAAGCCATAGAAGCGTATCAAAAGGAAAAAGAACCTAATGACCCTATTAGCGTTTGGGTTAAGTATTCAATATTATTAGCAAGAATGGATATTAAAGACAGTGCATTGAAAAGTAGGTTAAACGATTTGAAAGCACATGATTTAGTTCATTACAAAGAAGGTTATGGATATCAGTCAAAATCCTTCGATAATGAGGTGTTTTAACATGGTTGGTTTTTTGGTTGGTTTTGGTTGGTTTTGGTTTGGTATTTTTGCCCAAATTAACAAAAAGTTGGTTGGTTTGGTTTGCTTTTCTAAAGCAACCAACCCAAACCACTATGAATTTCACGATTGGAGACCCAACCAATGAAAACATATTTAGACGAATCTTTAGAGACTAAGTTGTGTGAGCTTAGAACTTACGAAGCTGAAAGTTTTGAGAAGTGGGGAAGTAGGAAGAGAATATTTAAGATGTTGGGTGTTGATTTTGAAATTAAGTTTTGCAGAGCAGAAACAATGCTAAGGGACACACTTTACAAAGGTAAGGTTAAAGAAAAGTTAAAGATGGTTGATATGATGCTTAGAGCTTTTGTGGCTCTTAACAAGAAATGTGAAGAGAGTGGTTACATAATGATTCAACCTAATACTAGGTGTTTTAACTTTGACAAGAAGACTGCTTTGATTTGCGACACTGATGATGAGAAGCCTATCTTGGAAAAGATACATAAAAACGAGCCTGAGATGATGATATTCAGTATAGAAGAATTATTAAGATGTATACCTGAAGACTTTATGAAGGCTAAAGAATTGCTAAGCAAATTAGATAGGTCAGTAAACTTTAAAAGGATTAATCATGACTAAAATAACTGGCAAAAACATCACTGTTTGGTTTAGTTGTGGTGCTGCTAGTGCTATAGCTGCTAAAAAGACCATAGAACTATATGGTGATGATAATAATATTCGCGTTGTAAACAACCCAATCAAAGAAGAGCATGAGGATAATCAAAGATTTTTAAAAGATATAGAGCAATGGTTAGGTGTTGAAATTGAATTTGCAATCAATCCAAAGTTTCCTGACCAATCTTGCGAAACTGTATGGAGAAAAAGAAAGTATATGGCAGGGAATTTTGGAGCACCTTGTACAACTCATTTAAAGAAAAATGCTAGACAGGTGTGGGAAATTAAAAATCCTACTGATTATATTGTTTTAGGTTTTACTGTTGAAGAGGAAAGAAGAGCTAAAAGATTTAGAGAAAATCAAAGAGACAATCTTCTTACTGTATTAATTGATGAAGGCATAACTAAACAGGGTTGTTTTGATATTTTATTAGAATCTGGAATTAAGCTACCTGAGATATATTCTTTTGGTTATCCCAATGCTAATTGTATTGGTTGTGTAAAAGCTAGTTCACCAACTTATTGGAACTTGGTAAGAAAAACATTCCCCGATGTATTCAAGCAAAGAGCTGAAATGTCTGAAGAATATGGTGCTAATCTTGTTAGATACAAAGGCAAAAGAATACAATTAAAAGAATTGCCAGTAGATGCCAAAGGCAGAGACTTGAAGAGCTATGACTTTGAATGTGGTATTTTTTGTACAAGTGAGAATAACTATGACTAAGTGGCATGGCGGTAAAGGTTCAGGTAGAAGGGTTGAAGATAAAAAGAAGATAGATGCAAATTGGGATGCTATCTTTGGCAAGAAGAAGAAGAGTAGTTGGTTAGATAGATTCTTAGAATGGTCTTTTCAACGACAGGCAAATAAATTATTTAAAAGGAGAAAAAAATGAGTATAGATAAAGTAACGCAACAAGAATGGGATAGACTGGCAGAGATTAAGAATACTAAACACGACCCAGTGTCAGCACCAGCACATTATAATAACGGGTCTATTGAGTGTATTAGTTACATCAAACAACAGTTAGGTGCAGAGTTTCCTAGCTACTTAGAAGGCTCAGCTATTAAGTATATTCACAGACATCGCATGAAGAACGCTAACATTCAAGACTTAGAAAAGGCTAAATGGTATATTAATAAGTTAATAGAACATTATGAAAACTTATAAATGAAGGTAGACAAGAAGAAACTAAAGGAAATGATTAAGCAAGGGAAGTCATCACATGATGCAGCTATGTCCTTTGGTTGTAGTCCATCTACCGCTAGAAGAAAAGCTAAAGAGATTGGTTTGAAGTTTAAAGCCAAGTCTTACTGGAGAAAAGGATGAGAGTTAATATCAAATCAAACATCAAAGAAGTGACCAAGGGTTTAAGCTCTATGCAAAAGAAGCAAGTACCCTTTGCAACATCAGTGGCTATCAACAACACACTGTTTGGACTTAGAAAAGAAATGTCTAAACAAACAGAGAAGAAGTTAGATAATCCAACACCATTTACCAAGCGTGGATTCTTGGTAAGCAAATCTAAGAAGACTAACCTTACTGGAACTTTATTTATTAAAGATGATGTGGCTAAGTATCTTAAGTTTCAGATAGATGGTGGGGTCAGGACAAGTAACAAACTAATACCTGTGCCTATAATTAAAAATGCAAAACTTAATAAGTATGGAAATATTATTGGTAAGCGTACTGGTTTAATTAAAAAGAAAACACAATTCTTTGGAGAGATTAGAGGAACTACTGGTGTATGGGAAAGAACTAACAAGGGTAATAAAACCAAACTAATCATTGGACTACACAACGATGTAACTTATAGACCTAAATTTCCCTTCTACATTATCTCTGATAAATACACAGCCAACACCTTTGATAAGAACTTTAAGAAGGCTATGGATAAGGCTTTGAGGACTGCTAAGTGAGAAACGTAGGTTCTTCTACAGCATACATCGTGGGTATATTCGCATCCCAGTATTTTTTTAGCGACAACCCATATTTATTAAGGTAATTAAGCACTGTATGGCTACACAAAGAGAGGTTGCAGATCACTTGGACTTATCAGTCAAAAGAGTCTCAGAATTGATTAGAGATGGCATCCTTCCCTCTAAAATGGGAAGAAGTCCACTTAATATAGATATTTGCAGAGTTGCTTACATTTCGTACCTTAGAAAACTTGGTGGGTACAACAAAAAAAGCGGTACTGGCGATATTGCTGAAGAAAAGACCAAACTAACCGCAGCTCAGGCTAGAAAAGCTGAATTGGAAGTAGAAGAAATGGAAGGTAGCTTGATACCATCACAATTAGTAGAAGACACATGGGTTGATTATGTATCTAACGCTAGGGCAAAACTGCTAGGGCTACCATCAAGAATTGCACATCAAGTTATTACAGTGGATAAGTACGCTGAAGCAGAATTGATATTAAAGGAACAGGTGCATGAAGCACTAAATGAGTTAGCACAAAATGGAATACCTCAAAAATATAGAAAAGGTGATACAGGAGACCAATCAGATTTGGACTCCACCACCCAATCTGAAGATAAGTAACTGGGCAGATACCTATAGAAGACTATCTCCTGAATCTTCAGCAGAAGCTGGTCAATGGAGAACTGATAGAGCACCATTTCAAAGAGAGATAATGGATTCTTTCAATGACCCTGATATTCAAAGAATAGTATTTATGAAGTCAGCACAGGTTGGTGCTACCGAAATTTTGTTAAATGTTATTGGCTACTACATAGATCAAGACCCAGCACCATTACTTATAATGCAACCAACACTTCAAATGGCTCAAGCATTCAGCAAAGATAGACTTGCTATGATGATTAGGGATTCTGAAAAGATAAGAGATTGCGTTAAAGACCCAAGAAGTAGAGATAGTGGTAATACAGTTCTATCCAAGAAGTTTGCTGGCGGTAATCTAAACATAGTTGGTTCTAATTCTGCATCAGGTTTAGCATCAAGACCTATTAGAATAGTGTTAGCTGATGAGTGTGATAGATATGAATCAAGTGCTGGAGCAGAAGGTGACCCAATATCACTAGCAACCAAAAGAACAACTACCTTTTGGAATAAGAAGATTTATCTATGTTCCACACCAACTGTAAAAGGATTATCAAGAATAGAAACAGCCTTTGAAGAATCAGATAAGCGTTACTACCATGTACCTTGCCCTGAATGTAATCATAAACAGGTCTTAAGGTGGAAGAATGTAGTTTGGGAAGAGGATAAACCTGAAACAGCTAATTATGCATGTGAGGAGTGTGGTTCTATTATTGATGAATCTAAAAAGCAATGGATGTTAAAGCATGGTGAATGGATAGCATCAGCACCTAAGTCAGATACAGCAGGATTTCATATTTCAGAACTATATTCAGTTTGGTCTACTTGGGCAGATATGGCTAAATCATTCCTTGAAGCTAAAAAGAATCCTGAAATGCTAAAGACTTGGATAAATACTGCTTTAGGCGAATCTTGGGAAGAGCAAGGCGATGCAGTTGAGTATGAAACACTACTTGAACGTAGATTAAATTACGATTACACAACCATACCTGAAGATGTATTAGTTCTAACTGCTGGTGTTGATACGCAGAAAGATAGGTTAGAGTTACAAATGGTTGGTTGGGGTGCTAACTATGAAGCATGGGTTGTAGATTACAAGGTATTTTGGGGTGACCCAAATGCACAAAACGTGTGGCAAGAGCTAGATAGTTATCTCAAAAAAAGATTCACAACTGAATCAGGAAGAATCTTAACCATATCTTGTACCTGTATTGACTCAGGTGGTTTATCCACAAATATGGTTTACCAGTTCACAAAACCAAGACAAGGCAGAAGGGTTTTTGCAATTAAGGGTTTATCCACAGCAGGTAAGCCAATAGCCAATAGACCTACGTTTGTAGGTAAAAATAAGGCTGTTTTATATGGTGTTGGCACAGATAGTGCTAAAGAAGCTATATTTTCTAGATTATCTACTGAATCTGATAATACAACACTACATTTTTGCTCTGATCTTGATGAAGAGTATTTTAAACAGCTTACAGCAGAGAAAAGGGTCACAAAATTTGTAAGAGGTAGGAAATCACTGGTCTGGAAGCAAATTAGACCAAGAAACGAAGCATTAGACACACTGGTCTATAACTTTGCTGCTATTTACATTTTGAATCCTAATTACGACACAATTCAAGAAAGAGTTATGACTCAACACTCAAAACCACAGCAAAAACAACAAAACAAACCACAAAAAGGTATAAATAGAGGTAATTTCGCCACTTCTTGGAAATAATAAGATTTTCTTGTTTCCATATTGACAATAGACTAATAAACCTTAGTGTTAGATGTAGATATATCTAAAACATTTATGAGGTTTTTGCTTGAGCAATCAATTTGACAGAGAAAACTATCCAACCCAAGAGCCTAGCGAAT